AAAATTACCATCAGGGATAAAATTGTTCGGATTTTGTACAAGATGAAAGAATGGTAAAGCGAGCAAAAATTCATAGCACTAGCAGATCATGGGAAAAATCTCTTAAAAAATCTGCTAAGGCTAAAGAGCGCCAGCGTACAAAGCGAAGAATTGTTCGGGAAATAAAGGAGGAATAAATGGGCGAGTACGAATGTATAGATTGTAACGAAATGTTTTGGGCAGATGAACCACCCGAAGAAAAAGACGTATGTGACCGTTGTAAAGAAGAAGATAAAAACAATGGTTAAAATGTTTGTTCTTATATGTGTTATATGGGCAGAAGGTAGTCGTTATGACGGTGGCGAACAGAAGTGTATTATGCACCAAAGTCAAGTGTACTATGCGACTATGGATCAATGTCGTGCAGATATAATCAAAAGTGAATTGTTAATCGAAGGAGCTATATTTGATAATTTTGGTGAGGAGCCAATAGATCATAAAATTATGGCAAGCTGTATAGGAGGAGCATAATGATTAGAAAATTACCAAAAGAAAAGTTTGTTATTCATTGTAAGGAAACAAAGTATTACATGGTTCAAATCGAAGCCGATAACTACGATCAAGCCGTGAAACAATGGGAAACCATAGCTAAAAGGCGTGACTACACTACGCTTAATAGCAGTATGGAAACACAAAGCGTTAGTCAAGAGGTCTAAAATGGCTAATAAAAAACAGAAGAATTGTTCGCATTGTAAAGAAAAAATTATTATTGGAATGGAACTGGTGATGAATAACCGAACAATTTGTTTGGGCTGCGCTACAGAAAAAGGCATATCACAAAAATTAAACGCATCGGTTTTGCATCATCTTAACTGCTCTTATGATTTAACTTCATGTGCAGAATGTTATAGAAATTACGCCCAAATGATGGAGTATTTAGGTTATGTTTGTACCCTCAATGGTACGTTTTATAAGACCACTGATGACCCCAAAATTGTGGTGCTTTATGAGTGATTTACTTACCGCTTACCAACTTACTCGGTAAGTAAAAATGACGGTAAGTAGTAAGTCATTGAAATTGTTCGGTTTTTTGAGGCAACTTACGGAGGTTACTTCTTATCACGGTAAGTTAGTTTTTTGCTCTAAGTCATTGTTTTTTATGGCTACTTACCAACTTACCGAACTTCCCCCCTAAAGGGGGGTTTAGGGGGCGGTAAGTAACCCGCCCACCTAACCCTATTAACTAGTAACGAAATGGAGATAAAATGGAAAACCCGTTAGAGAAAAAAAGAAGAGGCTATTTATCATTTTTTTGCGATGGTGTTATAGACTCTGTTGCACATCGTGAACTTGATATTAAAAAAAAATCATCTGCTTATTATAAACAAGGATATGATTTTGGTTTAACTTTTCGTGACTCATTAACGAAAGAAGATTTAAATGAAATTAAACAGGAGAAAAAGTAATGCCAAAAGTAGCGGAGAATTTAACGAAGGAACAACGATTGGCTGGTTGGAAAAGATTAACTGATAAACAGCAAGACTTTCTGAATAACTTTATGCACAAGGATATGACGCAGACATCAGCTGCTAGAGCAGCGGGATATGCAAATCCTGGAGTCGATGCCGTTAGGTTGTTGCGTAATCCAGTGGTTCAGGAACGATATCAGGAAATGCGTGACGAAGCTCGTAGTAGGTTCGGAGTGACAATTGATAAATCGGTGCGTGACCTTCTTAAAATCCGTAACGAAGCGTGGGAGAGCGGAAAGTTTGGCGAGGCTATTCGGGCTGAAGAATTGCGTTTAAAAGCTACTGGACTGCTTGTAAACAAGGCTCATGTGCTACATGAACGCACAGATAGTATGTCAAGAGAAGAAATATTGTCAAAACTACAGGAATTTCAAGACTTAGCACAGAAACGTATGAAAATAGCGAACAAATCCCATAAAGACCCAGACTTGATAGAACAAAGTAGCGTAAAACCCAAAAACTAGCATATTTACTTAGACAGGGTGCGTGAACGATGACCGAAGAATTGTTCGGACTCGCAGCGGGATCGGGGTGAGCGGGGCTGGATCGGGGCGTAATCGGGGAATTGTTCGGCTTCAGGCAGGTGATCCACCCCTAAATCGGATCGGGATCGGGGTGTCCATGTTCCTGCTTCGTAGTCAACCGTACAATTGTTCGGAACTGCAGCAGGTTCCCCTGGATACAGCAGCGGAGATCGGGATCTCCCTGGCTGGGCAGCCGTCCTGCGTGAACAATTGTTCGGAATGGCAGCAGTTTATCCCTGGATCCAGCAGCGGGAATGGGTGTGTCGTACCAATACCTACATTGCCATTACTGTCTATTCGCATAAACTCGGCATTTGCCTGGGCTGCCTGACCTGCTCTGGAACAATTGTTCGGAAACCTTCACCTGCAGCTCCAGGCGTACCTGCTGCGCATGAACAATTGTTCGGGCAGGCTCCCTGGAGAGCTGCGCAAAAAAAAGAGCAGGAAAACCAAAACCTGCTCTTTTTACTTTTAACAATTAAACAAAGGATATTTAAATGCTTGATACATTATATATAGTAACTGTTGCAAACTCTGTCAAGCAAATAAAAATAAAAAAAATTAATTTACCTGTTGACACCTGTAGCAATCATTGCTATATATATATCAACTTAAACAAGCATAAGGAACTAAGCCAATGAAATTTAAAAAAACAAATACAACTTACGGAACACATCTTCAGGGTAATGTTGGGGCAACTTATCAAGAGCTGGTAGAAGTTTTCGGAGAGCCAACAAGGTTTGAATGGTCTGAAGAGTCTGACAACAAAGTAGATGCTCAGTGGGCTATCAAGTTTGAAGATGGCACAATCGCAACAATATATAATTATAAGAACGGACTTAATTACTTAGGGGCAGAAGGCAAGAGAGTTACTCAAATAAGTATGTGGAATGTCGGTGGGCATAATGAAAGATCTGTAACGCTGGTTAATGACGAAGTTATTGAATGGCAGCACAGGCTTCACGATACGGGAAAATCAACGAACAATTTAGTAATAGCTTAATTGTTCGGAAAGATCGGGGATTAGCTTCCCCGTTTTTTCTGGCAGCGAAGCGAACAATTGTTCGAGCTGCAAGACCCCCCGCAGCAGGTACAGCCAGGCGCACAATTGTTCGGGATTAACAGCAGGAGGTTAAAATGACAGAAGAATATAAACAAGGTTGGAGATGGATAGTTTGGGTTGGTGGTACAGATGATTACTACAAAGACTATGTACGAGCAAAAAAACATGCAGATGAATGGATAGCCAAAGGTTATGATGATGTAATAGTTGAAAAAGTTTTATTTAAGGGTTGACATGTTGCAATCATTACACTATATTAATATTAATTAAACAAAACCAAAGGGGAAACAAATGTATAAATATATAGTAATAGCCAAAGAGTGGAGAGATAAAGTCAACGGAAATAGTTACTTCTCTGCACAGATTGAAAGCGTAGAAGATGGTAGTAAAACAAAGCTACCTTTCCAGTATGGCTATGGCGACCAGTACAAATACGAAGCAGTTAGAGAACTGGTCAAAGAAAAGTTATTAGAAGAAAAAAGATTTCCTAGTGACCAGCCAGTAAAATTTATTAAGATACCGAACATATTAAAACAAGAAGCGATTCGCTTCGGGGAGGTATAAGATGAAAGAATATACTAGTGAAATAAATATTTGGTTTGGTGGGAATAACCACGAGGCTAAGAATAAAGAGCAATATATACAAAAAGTAAAAGATCAATTTTGGGAGGATTTCGGCATTAAATTAACAAATGCAGAAATAACAAACATAACCGAAAGGTAAATTGTTCGGGATCGGATCGGGAAACGGGAGCTTCGGCTCCTGTTTTTTTTTGCGTCCAGCTCGAACAATTGTCCACCCCCCCCTCCTTCCTCCTGCTGCAGCTTCGAATATGAACAATTGTTCGGTTTCTTTCTGTGCGCAGCCAAGAAGCAGGAGATAACTACACTACTGCCATTAATAACACAGCAGTTGGTTTTTTATTATTTTAGCTGTTGACATAGGTAATCATTACTATATAATATATATATT